GCCGGCGGTGGACGGTACGTGGTGCGCGCCGGCGACACCCTCGGCGGCATCGCCGCATATTACAGGGTCAACATGTACAGCATCCACGGGTATCGTTCCGGCAATCCGGCGTTGATCTATCCGGGCGAGACCCTCTACTGGTAAGGAGACTGACAATGGTCGATAACGTCAAGGAGACTCAGAATGACGGCGAAAAGCCGGAAGAGGAAACTGGCGAGGAAAACAAGTACCTCCTGCCGGACAAAGCGTACAAAGTGCTGAAATGGGTTGCGTTGATCGCATTGCCTGCGGTCGCGTGGCTGGTCGGCGCGGTCGGCCCGCAGTGGGGATTGCCGCACTGCGGTGAGATCGTGACCACGATCAACGCGGTCGGTGTGTTCGTCGGCGCTCTGATCGGCGTGAGCCATATCACGGCGGCCAAGCCGGACGATTCCGACGAAAAATAAGTGTTGCACCTGTTTCAGGCGCAACACTTGACCGTGATTGATTTTCGGGTGTGAGACTCAAACTCGCGCCGGAAACTCAACATCGGGTGTGAGAAAATTCACGCATTCGGGTGCTTGTGGAAATTCTTACACCCCATTTTTAAATCTGCCCCTCTCTCAGCATTGCTGGGGGAGGGGCTTTTTGTGTTTCGCACGGTAGAATCATCATCATGACCAAGAAAGAGCATGATGATTTTTGGACGAAGTGGAAGCGCGAGCTCACGAAGGATGTGAAGGCCGACAGGATACACGGCGGTGAGGCTGATTTCAGCCGAATGCATGGCGTGACATTGGACACTCAAGCCTTATACGACCTGCTGCCAAAAATCTGACCACACATTGCCTCTCTCTCAGCTGATGCTGGGGGAGAGGCTTTTCTGCGTTTCAGCGCGTGTTCGCAAGTCGCTGGAATCCGGTCTCGTCATCCTCCGAATAGTTGAATCTGGCTTCGATGCCCTGCGCTTCGAGGATCGCGGCGATCTCGCGACTGCGGGCATTGACTATCGCGTAATCGCCCTCGTCACGGCCATACGTGTCGTAATGCGCCTGCGAACGGTAATACAGCAGATCCACATGGCTGGGCGCGTGCCCTTGCGTTTCCGTCATCTCGTCAACCGCATCCAAAGCGGCCTCGACCGCTTCGACATGCTGCGTGAGCATACTTTCCAACCATGCCTGCACGTCTGCCGGCGCTTCCGCCTCGCCCGGCTTCTCCCACCGTTTGACACTCAAAACCTTGACGCCAGCCTTGCTTGCGAGCATCTGCTGACTGATACCGCATCGCTCCCTGATCTCGCGGAACTGGGCCTTGGATAATGTCATACATTCTCCTATAAGTGTGTTATACTCGGAATGTCTTTAAGACGTGCTCCCCACGCTGGTGGGGATGATCCCATAAACGATTTGGGATTTGTAGTGTTCCCCACATTGGTGGGGATTGTGGCCGGTGTTTTTCACCGGCCTTTTTCATTACCTCCTCAGGCGGAGGCTCCGTCACCATTCTTTTCGGCGATCTTTGCCTTGAGCATGTCACGGATGCTCAGTTTCCTGCCGGAATCCTCCTTTTTCGCCGGCTTCTCCGCGGCCTTGATCTCCCTTCTGGCCTCCCGGAAGTCGGTTCGGTTGAAGAACATGATTTTGGGGTTGCGGCGTGCATTGATCCAGTCGGCCGCTTCGGTGATGTTGTCGGCGACCTTCAGCATGGCCTTCATGTCGAGCAGGTCGTTTTTGTCGGCTGACTTCATGTCAGCCTTGGTCTTTTCGATGAATTCCTTGCGAATGTCGGTCGCCCATGCGATCTGTTTCTCGCTGCCATTGAGGTTGTTCATTTCAGTCTCCTTGAGTCTGTGGGGATGCCTAGCGCCTCCCGCCTTGTGGTTACAAGTATATGATACCATTGGTATCATTTCAAATTGGGCGTGTCGTGGAAATCAATCCAAACCATCCCACAGCTCGTCAAGGGAGACGCCAAGTGCCTCGGACACCCTTTTCGCGGTGTCCAAACGCATCGTATGCGGATCCCGCGCGCGCTTCGGACGAGGCGTGCAATCCCATGCCTCCAAAGCCCAAAAGTACGAAATCGAATTGATTCCGACCTTCGCGCGCAGATCCTGCTGCGACAATCCGGCACGTTCGCGCATCGCACGCAAAGTCATCCGTGTACCTCCATGTTGTTTCCGCCATTCGTTCGATAAAACAAAACGCCTCGACCTAAGCCGAGGCGTCTCGCGACATCAAAACATGCCTGATATGCATTTTTCGATTCACGCATATTGCACATAATTTCAATCCACGCGCTCCGGATTGAGCCGAAGCTGTTTCAACCGGACACTCAACATTCCGGTGCGACAACGCCATCGTATCACATTTCGCTCTGGTCAGGCGAGTGACTTGACGGCTTCGCGCACAACCGCCTTGTCAATATCATCACGGTTCTCAATCCACCATGCCGCCGACGTCTCGTTGGCGATCACGGAGGCGATGGCATTGCAGCGGGCGGCGAGGGCGGCGGACTGCTGGGCGGTGGCCTCGCCGGGGAGGCGTGACACAAGGTCGCTTAACCGGTCGAGTGCCCGGGCGATGCACTTGGAGCGAATGTCCTCGGCCCATGCGACCTGCTTTGCGCTGCCTTCCAAGGTGCAGGAGGCGTTGGAGAGGGCGTTGACGGCGTCCGCGGCGTCGTTGCCAAGCTTCTCGACGATCATGGCGGCTTCCTTGTTCTTGCGGGCTTCGGCCTCGGCCGCGCGTTCCTTCTTCCAGCATTCCGTACAGGGGCGCTCTTGGAGCCATTCGATGCGGCGTTCGCGTTCGCTGGTCTTGCCGAAGAGTTCGATGCGTTCGTCGTGTCCGCAGGTGTGGGTGATGTCGTAGTGTGCCATTTTGTGTTCCTTTCCTTTGCTGACACCTTTATATTACCGCAAGTGCGGTAATAATCAAGTTTGGCGTGTCGCACACTAGACTGGAATCGTCCTTTGCTGACACGATGGACAAGGCGGAGCCGGGCAATGCAAGGCTCCGCCTCTCTTATAATTGGCCATGTCAGCAAAGGAGACCAGCATGGCCTACACGATCCGCCAATACGCCACCAAAGCCGGTAAAAGATACGAAGTCAGATACCGCAAGCCGGACGGAACGCCCACAGGCAAAAGAGGATTCCGCCGCAAGATGGACGCCGACGCATGGGGCGCGGCCAACGTCACCACCGCGAAAAGCGTCGGAGCCTACATCGACCCACAGGCCGGACGACGCTTGGTCGAAGACTTCTGGGGGCCATGGCTGGCCGCAAAAAAGACCAAGGCCAAGCCAAGCTACGTCAAGTCATTGGAGGATGCTTGGCGCGTGCATGTCATGCCGCAATGGGGCGTGCGTGAAGTCCAGTCCATCACAAGGGGCGAGGTGCAGCGGTGGGTCACCGATCTGGCCGGCAGGCGCAGCGCGTCGGTGACCATCCGCGCCGAAAACCTCCTGCGCAACCTCTTGGAGAGGGCGAAGGAGGACAAGTGCATCCACGACAACCCATGCGACAACATCGAACTGCCGCGCAAACAACGCAGACGACACGTGTATCTGACAGCCGACGAACTCTCGCGCGTGGCGTTGCATTGTGGCTGGCGTGAGCCTATCGTGCTCACTCTCGGACTGTGCGGCATGCGTTGGGGCGAACTCGTCGCCCTGCGCGTGGAGGACGTTGACCTGCAACGATGCAGGCTCCATATCTGGCGCAGCATCACCAGACTGTCCAGCGAGATGGTGGAGACGGATCCGAAAACCCATGAGGGGCGCGTCGTCATGTTCCCGCAGATTCTCAGACCATTGCTTGCCAGGCAATGCAACGGACGTGGCCCGTCGGATTTTCTTTTCACGGCTCCAGGCAAGCCGTTGGACGAGCCCATGACGAACGGTTGGAATCCGACCAGGAGCGACGGGTGGTTCGCGGTCGCGCTGCGCAGGGCCGGCATCGAGCGCGGGCATATGACGATCCATGACCTGCGGCATACCGCCGCGAGCCTCATGGTGCAGTCCGGCGCGAACGTCAAGACCGTGCAGCGGCAGCTCGGCCACAAGTCGGCCGCGATGACGTTGGATGTGTACGCCGACCTGTTCGACGATGATCTGGACGACCTGTCGGAGCGCATGGGCGGTCTGCTGTTTTCGCAGGATGTGGGCAAGATGTGGGCACAGACCGTCGAGAATGTTTCGGAAACGTTGGAATCGGTGGGGGTTGACCGTTGAACGATTGCGGGTTCGATTCCCGCTGGCGGCACTTTCGGAAACTCGGCTTGAATGCCGGGTTTTCTTGTTTTTCCAACGGTTCCCGCATGGTTCGCAATTCACTTCAAATCACTCCAAATCACTGCAATTACCGCAAGGACGTGGGCAAAATGTGGGCACGGATTGGTGTGGCTCACCAGATCATCGGCAGTCCGAGGCATTGGCGTGCCCACCGTTCCACCGCCAGATTCTCCTCGTCGTTGCCAAGCAGCAGCAGGAAGCCGGCGTTCTTGCCGAGCGAAGCGGGTTCCAGCTTCTTGATCACGCCACGCTCCTGAAGGAACAGCCAAGCGTTGCTGATGTTCGTCTTGACTGTGTTCTCGCGCTTCTTCATCTCCTTATCGGCATTCTCGCCCATGGACTGCTCCGGCGTGAGCAGAATCATTCCGAATGCGTCGGCTATTGCGCGCCAGCCGAGCGTGTAGTAGCGGCATGGCGCGTTGACCTTGCGCAGCTTCTCAGGCGGCTGGTTGCGTTCGCGGTCCCAGTCGTAGGTCATGGAGCACATGAAGGAGATTGCGAGTTGCGCAGTGGTATAGCAGGTCAGGTTGTCTCCGCGCTTCTTGGCGAGGCGTCCGGTGCGGTTTAGGTCGTAAAGGGCTTGCGTGTTCTGGTATCCCATGTCTTCCATGTCTTTCCCTCCATGCTTTGCCTTAGAATGGTGCATGGAGAATCTAGCCGGTTTTCCGTCGCCCCGATTTGCTCTGGTCAGCGTCGGGGCTTTTTCGTTTATGACTGCATTGTAATTGCACTCGAAAGTAAAAGTCAAATTGCACAGCGGGTAAAATTGCAAAAGAGAAAATAGAGACGTTTGGTGCAATCGCAATTGCACATATATAAGACTCTACAAGTTTTAACATTCTTCTTATAAGGCGCAATGCGCCGAAGGAAGGAAGAATTGGCGCGTTCCAATTCCCCCATCTGTGGTAGCTTGAAGCAGAGTGAAGGAAGGGAAGGCAATGAAAATCAGGTATCTTTTCTGGGCCATCGTCTGCATATGCGCCGCATGGACAGGACTTTTCGGGGACATGGGCGATACGAGCATAGGCACGAGAATCGTCGTCGCTTTAATATTCATCGTTGCGGCCATCTACCTTTTCGGCAAATTCAAGGGCGGCGCCAATACGTCTGAATCGTCTCAGGAAGCCCCATCGGACGCCACGGCAACGCAGACGGCAGAGACGGCCGACACGGAGCGTGGAGACGTCGCGGAAGCCGATTACGACGATTATGTGGCCATCGACATCGAGACCACGGGATTGGGCAGGAGCGCTCGAATCATCGAATTGGGAGCCGTGAGAATCAGGCACGGACGCAAGGTCGCGTCATTCAGTCAGCTCGTCAATCCCCAGATTCCGATACCGGCCAAGGTCACGCAGATAACCGGCATCACCGATCGGGACGTGCGGCACCAGCCCACCATCGACAAGGCATTGCCCAGATTTTACGCTTTCTGTGGGCGTGACACTTGGATCGGCCACAATATCCGGCGCTTCGACATTCCAGTGATCGCGAGGGAAGCGCAGAGGGTCGGTGCCGGAATGCCGGACGTGAACTTTTATGACACGATGGAATTATCCCAGGCATTGCTGCCGCAGCTCGACCATCATCGCGTGGTAGACCTCATCCGCTATTTCGGCATCGCCAAGACGGAGCGGCATAGGGCCGCCGACGACGCGGCACAGACGGCACAGGTATTCGAGCACCTGAAGCAGATATAAGTCTTTATAAAGACTTATAAAGCAATCTAGGCGCATATAAGAAAAGCCCCACAAATGTGGGGCAAAGAACATTGACGACGCTATGCGATGATTCGAGTCTGCACGTCACCAATGCGCACGGCTTTTAAGGCAGAGTCCCGACATTCATTGAGCTGCACATCGGGACTCGAACCGTTTTCAATGATGCTGTTATAGAAGGCGGCGCACCTCTTCGCGAATCTGCTCAGAGTAGGCATAGATACCATTAAGCGTATCGATAGGCATGCGCTCGCAGTTCTTGTTTTCGTCGAAAACACCGAGATATTTCTGCTTAGTGTTGAAATAAAGACGAACAATTGGCTTACGGTTGTTATCGTCGAGGAATATTGCGCAGTATTTCTTTGCATCTCTCATCGTTACACGTTCCGGATCCACATCACTGCATGCGATGGCTTTGATGATTCGGTAACCGGCGATTTCCTCCTCGGTGGTGACGATTCCATCGTCGTCGTTGCCATTGGATTCGTCTTCGTCGTTTGTTTCCTCGTTTGCGTCTGGCTCGATTGTGTCGATCTTGATATCATCCGCGCCGAGTGCCGTCTTGAGTCGATCGTTGACCTGATCTGACAGATACTGCTTCAGCGCCTTCGCCACCAATGGCCTGAACTTCTCCATGACCGACGCATAGAACGCGCCTTCGTACACGTGCGAGGCGAGCAGCTTTACGAACTCGTCCGACGGCTCTTTGAACTCGTCGCCGACGGCCCTCTTGAGTGCACCCACGTATTTGAGCTCTTCGGCACTGCTGGCGATGGAATCAAGGTCGAACGCCGGCTTGGTCAGCTTCTGCAACGCCGGGATGATCGTCGGGTCGATATCCAATAGATCCAGCACCAGGAACGGCTTCGAGTCCATGCGGTTCGGCTCATCGATGTCCATGTAGAAATTCCATACCTGGCCGTTGGTCAGAACGCCGATGCGCGCGTTCGTCACCGCGAAATACCGGTACAGCTGGCTTGCGTTCTCCAAGCTGAGCGGTACGCCGATCTTCTTGCATTCGATAAGAATCTGCACTTGACCGTCATGCACGAGCGCGTAATCGACCTTTTCGCCTTTTTTGACCCCAACGTCGGCGGTGAATTCCGGCACGACTTCGGTCGGGTTGAACACGTCATAACCGAGTACTTGACCGATGAACGGCATGATGAACGCGTTCTTTGTAGCTTCTTCGGTCTCGATTCCATCCTTTAGGTCACGTACCTTTGCCGCAACCTGATTAAGGCTCTCTTCAAATTCCATAGTTATTCTCCCTTCCTCTTGGTTCTATCGCTTAAATGATGCAGACCCGCTCAGACATTGCCAGTCGGAAGTCTCCGAGCACCTGCTGGGTCACCTCCAGTTCCACGGCCATCATCCACGTATTGCCCTCGTACACCTGCTCCACCATTCCATAGTCCACGGGACTGATCAATGTCAGCGCGGTCTCCCTGCGGCAACGGCGCTCGCATTTGATTCCGTATCGTGTACCGCAGCCGGGGTCGTGGTGTCTGGCATGGATGAGCTCGTGGCACAATGTGCAGCGGCGTTGGCGCTGGTTGAGCCAGTCGGCCAGCAGGATGAGCCTGTGCCGGTCGTCGTACAGGCCGCATATGTCGCGTGGGAGGTCCGTCGATTCGACGGCCAGCCCCATCTCTCTGGCCTGTGCATGCAGGCATTCGATGCCGATTGCTCTCACTGTCCCCATTTCCTACGCGGCCAGCTCCTGCGAAAGAGTGAACCTCGGTTTCCTATTCTTTCTCAACATGTCAGATGTTCCTCTCGTTCGCCGTATTCTTGGAACTCGACTCGTCTGTCGTGATTCCATCAGCATCTGCAGCAACCGGCGACGCATCGTCGGATCTTCTCTCTTCTAGCTGTTTCCTGAGCGTCGCCTTGAGCTTGGTGAAGCCTATTGACATCAGCGTGCATGGGATGGCGAAGACGAGCATGTCTGGTCCGAAGAGGCACATGAGGATGGTGAACGCGGTCAGCGCGTACATCACCCAGAGAAGGACGTTATATGCCTTGTACTGGAATTCGAGCTGCTTCAAAGTCTTTGGGCGAGGCTGATGTGGCGTGCTGCCTGCAGATGAGGGAGTATAACTCGCCTGTTGCTTGCTTCCGACAGTTGATCTCCGCCGCGGAGCGGTGTTTCTTTTCGTCTTCGGATTGATGGTATATGAGACGCCCTTTGCCACATGGACGGTCTTACGTCCCCTCGAATTGACTGTGACCGGTCCCATCTTCACAGACGTGCTGACACCTCTTTTACCGATATTCACCCGGACGTTCTTGCCCAGGCTGATCCTGCGATTGACCCTGAAACCCATTATTCACTCCTCTCACTCGTCGGGCGTCTCGGCTTCGAAGCGTGCGTTCGGATCCCTGTTGGCGGCCACGTCATAGTCCTCGGGGTGCGCGGCGATACGGTCGATGAGATCATCCGTGATCTGAGACTCGCGCTCGCGGGCCTCATAGGCGCGGTCGGTGTCGCTGCCGAGTGCTCGCGTGTAGATGTCGAGGCTGGTGAGCCCGAATGTGGAGGCGATGTGCTCCACGTCGGACGTATTCAACGGCGCCTCATAGCGCATGCGCATATACCAATAGTTGTTCCCTAATCCGCTGGAGTACAGGAACTCTTTGATACTCATGCCGCTGTCTGAGAGCAGATTCCTGCAAACGTTGATGATTTTACGGCTGTCTTCGGTGACTTCATTTTTTGCTTTATATGCCATATGCCCATATTACGCATATGGGTAGAAGATGTAAAGATTACCGACTTTGGTAATCATATTATTACTGAAGTCGGTAATTTAAGAATTGCCGCAAGGCAATGAACAAAGAAAGGAGTGGCAAGACAGATGAGTGAGACGGAAACCATCGCAAGGAATCTCAGAGGCGAGCTCGCACGGCATCGCAAGACACAGGCCGCGCTCGCCAAGGAACTCGGCATGAGCGAGAAAACCGTCAGCGAACGATTGCGAGGCAAGGGAGCATTCGATACCGATCAACTCGAAAAGACGGCGACGATGCTCGGCATGAGCCTCTACCAGCTGATGATGCTGCTCCTCCAGCCGATAGACGGCATCAAGCAATTCAAAGCATAAGGAAACCGAACATGAGCCAGCAACTGTTGAACCCGCCAAAACCGCCGACACTCCACGAAACCGGAAGCCTGCTGCTCGCATCAAGCGGATTTTATATCCGCTTCCATGAGGATGGCAGCGCCAGTCTCGTGGACGGCATCCAAGACGTCACCCTCGCGGACTTCACGCCAGCGGAAATCGAAGGCATCGCCTACCAGCTCAACCGCAAGGTGGGAAACACAAGATGAGCTGGATGGACGACGGTGGATTCGAGATCAAGACATTCGCCAGAAACGGGGTGACGATGGCGCGAATGAGCTTCCGCACCTCGACCGGCAACTTCGACGTCACCCTAAGCAAAACCGAAGTGCAACGCGTCCGCCGCGAATGCAATCGAATCCTCAAGGAAATGGAGGCAACAGCATTCCACCAGACACCACGGCATACAGCGGACACGACACAGACTTCACCTACAAAAAAGGCGAAACCATCCACGTCGAAGACTTCGACACCAACCGGTGGAACGAATGCGCCCCCGGCATCCACTTCTTCATCACCCGCATCGAAGCAGTCGAATACTAGGAGAATCCAAAATGAACGAAACCAAACAGCAGAAGCTCAAATACCTCACCGACAACGGCTACTTGCACAATCTGCGAGGAGAGTTAGGCATGTCTACTAAAACGCTAAGCCTCCTCACAAAACTGCCAGATGACATGTTCACCGCCCTCATCCCCAAAAATATGGAAAACGGAACCACAGGAACGACGATCGTTCCAAAAGATTTGGTGAAAGCCATGCGCAGAGGCTCCAAAGAACTCCAAGCCAAATACAACACCACCGACATGATCGACATTCTCTACGCGGAGGCAACCAAATGAACGACGATATTGTTGAAGTCCCGTTCAATGGGAGCATGATGATCGCGCAAAGGTTCGATGACGGTGAAATCTACGCGGCATTGAAGCCGATCTGCGAGGACATCGGCATCGCATACAACGGACAGTGGGAACGGCTCAAGAGAACGTCATGGGCAACCGTTCGTATGATACGAACAGTTGGCGCAGACGGCAAACAACGTGACATGGTGGCAATCAGCCGTAAGACGTTGACCATGTGGCTCGCCACCATCGACACGAACCGACTCAACGACGAACAGGCACGCCATAACGTGACCGTCTACCAGAAGGAAGCCGCAGAAGCCCTCGACAAGTACTTCAACGAGGGTGGCGCAATCCGCGTTTCCGATACTGATTCGGACGAGGACATCATGGCCCGTGCCGTGCTCGTCGCGCAGAAGACCATTGAACGCAAGAACCAGCAGATTCAAGCCAAGGACGAGCATATCAAGGCGTTGGAGCCGAAAGCGCGGTTCGCGGACGCCGTTGCCGCAAGCGACGGCACGTGCCTCATCGGAGAACTCGCGAAAATGCTACGCCAGAACGGTTTGGACATCGGCCAGAACCGCCTGTTCGAGATCCTTCGACAGGATGGCTACCTCGGTAAGACCGGCTCGAACCGCAACGTGCCAACACAGAAGGCCATGGACTTGGGACTGTTCCGAATCAAGGAAACCGCCATCACCCATTCGGACGGCCACGTGACCATCAACCGCACCGCGAAGGTCACCGGCAAAGGCCAAACATACTTCATCAACCGCTACTGCCCACACGGCCATGAGTGACGATCTGCTCACGCCAGCCGACCTTGCCGCCATGCTCAGCAAGAGTCCACGCACCCTCGCCAACTGGCGGAGCAATGGCAGGGGGCCGAAGTATCTGAAGCTTGGCCCTGAACCACCAGCTGGCAAGCAGGACAGGCGCCCGGTGCTTTACGAGCGTGACGTGGCCGAGCGTTGGGCTACAGCACACCAGTACACGAGGACGGTGGCGAGATGAAAAACGGAATGTTCGTTCCGGCGACACAGTGCAAAAGCCATCCAAACGTCACAAGCGACGGTAAAGCACGCTTCGGTGACGGGAAATCGACCCTCACGCAGCAGGGAATCGACGTGGACAAGTTCATCTGCAAAAACAGGCGATTGATTGAAAGACTCAGGAAAGGAAAACGTTGAAACACGAATACACGTTCGAGGAACTCGCCGAACTGAGAAAAATCTACGACGAGTCAGTCGAAGCGGGACTCGACATCACGGAAATGCGGGCGTTGCGAAAGGCCGGACTCCTCACGCAGGGCCTACCGGAGAAACCGGAAGAACCGTCGAAACGAGACTGCATCCTCGCGCACTGCAAAAACCGCATCGACCAAGGCCAGCCGTTCGACGGCAAGGAAACCGCCGAAGCGCTCGGCATGAGCCAGAAAACCGTCGGCAACATTCTCAGCCAACTCCGCAAGGAAGGACTATTGCCGGCCTTCGACAAGCATTCACCACGCAAAACCACCACAAGCGGAAAGAAGAAAGAAACCATGACCACCACATCGAAAATCACGGCAAACGACGTCACCGAATCGAAAATCACGGCAAACGACGTCACCACCGGAACCATCAACGTCAAGCCACAAGCCACAGCCGACCCACGCGCCATCATCTCCAACGCATTGACCGGCATCTACGACTCCATCTCCGCTCTGCAACGAACCGCGTTCCAAAACAACGACAAAGTCGTCTACGGATTCGCCACGAAACTCCTCAACGGCGAACTCATGGACTTGAAGGCCAACTACAGCAAGGACGTGGCGGCATGAGACTCAAGTTCGATAGCAAGGATGGCGTTTTCACCATCAAAGCCGAAAACGAAGAGGAAAAAACCGCACTCAAAACGTCGTCGGTCGCCATCTGCAATCTCATCATCGATTTTTTTAACGGTGAAATCCAGGAAATGAAGGTGGCGAAGGAATGAAACGTATCCCGCTCAAGGACACGGAACGCTACACGATCGAACGGTTCCGACAGTGCAAGAAAACGGAACGTCATCTCGCATGGCTGAAGAGCCGTAAGGCTGGTGTGGGCGGGTCTGACATGAGCACGATACTCGGCCTTAACGCTTTCAAAACGCCTTACGATTTGTGGCTTGAGAAGACCGGTCGCGTGGAACCGGAGGACATCTCCGACAAGTGGGCAATCGTCAAGGGCAATGCCTTGGAAAACGAGCTCAGGAAGCGTTTCCGTGCCAATCATCCGGAAATGCTCGTCACGGACGGCACCGACAAGCAATTCATCAGCCGCGAAAAGCCATACCTGCGCGCTTCCCTTGACGGCATCCTGCAAAGGGAGGACGGAAGTTTCGGAATCCTCGAAATCAAAACGGCGAGCAACCGTCGAGCGGGGGACTGGCATGACGAGGACGGCAACCTCCGAATTCCACCTTACTATCTCGCTCAGGTCGAGTTCTATGCGCTCGTCACTGGATGGACGTGGGGCTACGTGTACGCGGCCATCGGAGACGACGAGCCGGTGGAGATTCCGTTCAAGGCCGACGTGGAGGATATGGCCGCGATCGACAAGGCCGCAGCCGATTTCTGGCGTTTCGTCACTTCTGGCACTCCACCGCAGTTGACCGGCGGTGACGTGCAGAAGGCGTTCCCCGAGCCGACGCCGGACATCGTGGACGAAAGCGACGACGATGACCTCTACGACCTGCTCGCAAGATACGAGAGCACGTCCAACCGCGCGAAGGACCTGAAAAACGAGCAGAAGGAATTGCAGGAGCAGATCATCCTGCGCATCGGCTCGCATACGGGCGTGCGCTGCGGCAACCTCCAAGCCACCTACAAGCCGACGACCCGCAAGGAATACGTCGTCAAAGCCACCACATACCGCAAATTCGCATTCAAAGCCACCGAAGAAAAGGAGCAATAATCATGGGACAGATCGCACAGCAGGCGCAAGGCCGGCAGATGGTCGAAATGACGCCGAAGAAGAACCTCCAGATGCTGATGCGGAAAAGCTGGCCGCGCATCGCCAGCGTCGTCGGCAACAACATCAGCCCCGACCGCCTCTACCAGATGTGCGTGTCAGCTATCAACAAGACACCGAAACTCGCGGAATGCTCGCCGCAAAGCGTGCTCTCATGCTTCATGACCTGCAGCGCGCTCGGATTGGAACCATCCAACGTGGACGGATTGGGACGAGCCTACGTGCTTCCCTTCTACAACAAGAAATCCGGCGGAATGGAAGCCACGTTCATCATGGGCTACCGTGGCATGATCGACTTGGCGCGACGTAGCGGCCAGCTCGTGGACATCAGCGCCCGCGCGGTACACCAGGGAGACGAATTCTCATACTCGTACGGTCTGAACGAGGAGCTGCACCACGTGCCATGCGCCAACCCCGGCGAACTGACCCACGTGTACATGGTCGCGCATTTCAAGGACGGCGGACACTACTTCCTCGTCCTTAACCGTCAGGAGATCGAGCAGGCGAGGGCACGCAGCAAGAGCGGCAATTTCGGCCCGTGGAAGACCGATTACGAGGCCATGGCCAAGAAGACCGCCATCCGTCGCGCCGCCCCATACCTGCCTTTGACCGTGCAGGCGCAGACCGCCGTCGCCGCCGATGACATCACGCCTGACTACGGCGACGTGTTCCAACCTGTGCTCGATGACGATAGCGCCGACGAAGCCGATGACGTGACCGCCGAAGTCATGGAAGCGGACATGCCGGAGGATACAGAAGCCGACGTGAAGGAGGCTGAGTGATGGCCGGAGAAACCGTTATCACGATCGTCGGGAATCTGACCGCCGATCCGGAGATTCGTACCACTGGCAGCGGCGCATCCGTGGCCAGCTTCACGATCGCCAGCACGCCGCGTTCCTGGAACCGTAATACGAACCAGTTCGAAGACGGTCAGGCTTTGTTCATGCGCTGCTCCGCTTGGCGTGACCTCGCCACTCATTGCGCGCAGAGCCTTGCGAAGGGCATGCGTGTGATCGCGCAGGGCCGTTTGCAGTAGCGTTCCTATCAGGCGCAGGACGGGTCCAACCGCACGGTCATCGAATTGCAGGTTGATGAAATCGGCCCATCGCTCAAGTATGCGACGGCTCAGGTGCAGAAGATGCAGTCAGGCGGATACCAGGGCGGCAACGCCAACGGTGGCGGCTATCAGCAGCAGCCGCAGCAGGCACAACAGCAGTCGCAGGCTCCGGCCGATGATCCGTGGGGCGCGCCAGCCGGAGAGCCTGACTTCTGATGCGCGAATGGATTGAACCGCCGGACGTGGAAACCACATGTCCGATACATGGGTGCGCGCTGTATCCGGCGCGCCCCATTCCATGCCCCGAATGCGAAATCGAAGCCGAAGAACAGGAGGCCGATCAATGAGCGGCAAGCAACGCAAGCGCAGTCGCAGGACCGCGAAGGGCAACGGCACGCGCATGGAAACCGCAGTCGAATCCTACTTGCAGTGGGCATTGGGGGACATGCGCATCCAACGATTGCGACTTCACGGAAACAAGGACATCGGTGACATCGGCAACGTGTACTGGCATGGCCAGCCCGTGTGCATCGAAGTGAAATGGACGCAGACCATGGACGCGCCGCAGCATATGCGCGAGGCCGTCAAGGAAGCGGGAAACATGGACTCGCCCTACCCGTGGGTCATCCAGAAGAAGGCAGGCGTGGGACTCACGTCCATGAACAAGCTCGGACAACAGCACGCCTACACCACCACCGAAGTGATGGACGCGATGCTCATGCTCTCACCATCGGCATTGCGCGCGCGAATCAAACCCGAACCATTGGGAAGGAAGAAAACCATGTGTCTAATCACATTGCAGGAGTTCGCAATGATGCTCAACAGTGGATTGCCGCTCGGCCCGGACACGGAGGAATGATGGCTACCAACGTCACCCAGAAAGACAAGACGCTCAACGAAATCATGGCATGGTGCGATCAGCTTTCGATGGAAATAAAGTGCACTGAGGACGCCAGTACCGACCTCACGTATGGAAAACTTCGCGGCCTGTATCTGGTCTATGAGCATTGCCGTTCCCTGCTCGGCTATTCCGGCACCATGTCGTCCGAGGTGCCGAATCAAAGCGAGGACGCGAAATGAGCGGTGTGCTAGAACTCCTCCCGCATGACATGGGTCTGCGCGTGGAACTTGATACGAACGAAACATACTACCTGAAAAGCGGATGGAAAGAACGCTGTGACGGGATTTATGGGATTGCTTGCGGATACGCGGATTGTTCCGAATGTATTACGTGGTCTGAAGGCCCGTGTCGCATAGCAATCATGGACAGTCACGTGAAGCTAGCAGTCCCATGGGAGGAACCTGAAACCGAAACCACCAAGCAAATCGAAGACACGAATGTGAGGCCAATAAACCGATGAACAAGGATAAGCAGCATGCGGTGTGGCGTGAAAGCATCGAAAAATACGGCAAGGAGACACAAAGCATCGTCTGCATGGAGGAATGCTCCGAACTCATCCAAGCCGTCAGCAAGCGTCTTCGCGGCAAGCCCGACACCACCGACAATCTCGCGGAGGAAATGGCCGACGTGACCATCTGCCTGTACCTGCTCAAGGAAATGTACGGCATCACCGACGAGCAGTTGGAAGAATGGATCACACGCAAGACGGCAAGGCAATACGAGCGAATGCAGACCAATGATCCATTCCTGGAAGGCGAGGATGTGGAATGAGCAGGGCTGATACCACCGCCATGCTGTCACAACTGGTGGAGAAACGATTGAGGAATCAGGTAGCGTTCTGGGCGAGTGAGGTCAATTTCGACCGGAACACGCCTGACGAGCGGCGAGTGGACTACGTGGGCTTCGAGCCGTGGAACATCAACGGCGAGCCGGTGCCCGCAAGCGTGGAGAAAGGCTGCTTCGGATTCTACGAGGTCAAGTCATGCATGGCTGACTTCACGAGCGGCAACGGCCTGACGTTCTACGGCGACCAGAACTATCTGGTCTGCACGAAGGAGCTGTGCGACGAGATCGTATGGCAGAAGATGGTGCCGGAGCGCGTGAACGCGATCCTGACACCGGATTCGACCGGCTCGAAACTGATTCTCGGACATGTGCAGTCCAACCACGACCTGTCATACCGGAGGCGTCCGGCAAGTGAAATCCTTTGGGCCATGGTCAAGGCGAACGGAAAGAGGACTAATTGAGCATCCTGCTTGACGAGGCCGACGCTTACGAGCGTGGCATGGATGATGATTTGACTTTTCAGACGGTTCGGGAGCTTGCCGGTACAGCGTACATGGCTGGACGTTCCGCTCCACCAACCGCCGTTGAGATTGAGGCCGTGGCGAAACGGCTCTGCTGGAACAGCTGCGAATGGGATGGCGTCGATAGCTACGCGGCGAAAGACGAGGATGACGCATGGAATTATGCCGGTGAGATTCCCGGCTTCCATGAGGAATATATCAGACAGGTCAAGGAAATGCTCGAAGCCGAGCGGAAGGCGGTAACCGAATGAGTAAGACGATCAAATACGTGGAATGCGCCCACTGCGGAGAGGTTGTCGGCACATATTACGTGACCTGCCCGTACTGCGGATTCAAGCTGTCCGCGCGCAAGCCGACTGGCATGGATCCGCTGTATGGCATGACCGACAGCGAATTCTACAAGCGATTCGGGAGCATGTGATGGAAGATGTTGGAATTCTTCTCACGCCGCCACCGGACTTGGTGGAGATCGCGGAAGCATTGGACATCATGGCCAAGCCGCACGTCGGCAGCGGTTGGGCGAACCTCAACTTCGACGGCCTGCCATGCACCACGCCACGGCAGGAAGCCATCTGGATGGAACATAACGGAATCACAAGAGGGGAGGAATGAGCGATGGGCTATTTCCAGATTCCAGTCTCTTGGTATCGGGACGAAACGATGCTGAACCTCATGGACAAGAACCCCGCATCCATAGGCATTTACGTGATGATGATCTCTTGGTGCTCAGACAACAAAAGCTACGGAGACATACCATACGTAGACTTCCGATATGTCCTCGATGGTGAAGATGAAGAGCTTCAGGCGCTCATAGATGCAGGACTCATCACGAAGACCGACAAGATTCGTCTGCGCGAACCCGTCTACCACATCAAGAGCTTCAGGCGCTTCGACCCGCGATCAAGGGAGCCGATCAGCAATAAGCTTCGCAAGGCCGTGTATGAGCGTGACCATTGCCGTTGCGTCGAATGTGGAGCCGCCGATCATCTGAGCCTTGACCACATCATTCCGTGGAGTCTTGGCGGCGAGGACACCATGGAGAATCTTCAGACCATGTGCCGTTCATGCAATTCAAGGAAGGGGAACAGGGGCGATGTGGTTCAAGGTGGATGATTCGTTCTTCTCGAACCCGAAGACCGCGATGCTGTCGGACGGGGCTACCGCATTGTGGCTCCGTTCCGGCTCATGGTCGGCACAGCAATTGACGGGCGGGTTCGTGCCAGCCCGCATGGTGCCGATGTTCCGTGGCTCCGATGATTCCGTGCGCGAACTGTGCGATGTCGGATTGTGGGAGCGTGACGATGAACGGGATGGCTATTGGTTCCACGATTGGAGCGACTACCAGCCGGACGGGGAGGAAGTGGACGCTCTGCGCCGGAAGCGGAGCGAAGCGGGCAAGAGGGGCGCGGACCGTCGTTGGAAACGGAAAACCGTTGACGAAAATGGCAAAAATGGCAAAACCGATGGCAAATGCCATGGCAAACCTATGGCAAACGCATGGCAAACCGATGGCAAGTCGATGGCAAACTCATGCCCCGTTCCCGTACCCGTACCCGATAAGAAAGAGAAAGAAGAATATTCTTCTTCTTTCTCCAAAGAAAGCGTGAAGGATTTCGGTGAATCGCGGGAGTGCGGCGAAACCGACAAGACGCTAGCCGTGGAATATCCGAACCTCGACCTCGAATCCGCATGGCTCGCATTCGCAGACCGTCACCAAGACGAAACACGCTCCGTCAACGACTGGACACGACTCTGGAAAGGCTGGTGCCAACGCCGCGCCAACATGAGTGGCATACCACCGTCGAAACGACACGTGCACACGTGGCAGTGCGAACACGTGCTGCAAGCGCTCGGACGAAACAGGGAAACCGCCACGCCAGACCAACGAGCCTGCCAGATGGCGAAACAACTCAACAAGGAGCAATGAAATGAACAGCAGAACCACCAGTCATCCAACACCCGAAGAACTAGCCAAAGCATGGCGAGAAGGCTACGCCGCAGGCTGGAAAGACCAGGAATGCGACTTTCCGCCACACACAAGCGAAAACCCATACAAGGAGACCATCGAATGAAACACAACCCGTTTGAAATCGCGTTCGGCATCGTATTGACCGTCTGCCTGTGCGTCGCCCCGATCATCATATTCACGATCAGTTAAGGAGTTCCAAAAATGAGTGACAACGTCAACCGCCAGACAAGGAAGGAAACACTCGAAATGAGAAGGAAACGCAAACCACTCGCGCCCGCCGGCATCGGCCCTACCGCCATCACCATGCTCCTGCTCACGCCGGTATTCCTCCTCGCGCTCGCGGGATGCGGAAGCGCGTCCAAGACGTCGGCCCCGGCCCACGCCATCGCCGCCACCGGCACCACATGCTCCAAAAGGTCCAGCGACAGCATCAAGGAATGCATCGTCACACTGTCCGACACGAGGCAAGTGGTCTGCGTCGTCTACGCGGGCTACCAGAGGGGCGGCATGTCATGCGACTGGAGCCATGTGAGCGGCGCGGACAAGGAGCCGGCAAGATGAGCTACAACGTCGTCACCCAGGAAGGCGTCAGAACGTTCGAGAACATCGACGATGCCGGCGACTACGCGCAGGCCATGTCCTTGAGAACTGGCGAACCGGTCAAGGTGTTCAATGCCGAGACCGGACTGGCCGCATTCACAACCAGAACAAGGAAGGAAACGAAATGAAAGTGAAGAAAACCCTCATGGACATGATCGTCAAATGGCATCAGGCCGGCTATGCACTCGACGAAATCGCGCCGCTCGTGCCGCAAGTGCCGAAAGCCGAAGTCGCCGCCATAATCCACCAGTACGACAAGGAGGCCCGACTTTGACCGACTGCCAGCACTGCGGCAAACCCGCCAGCGGCACGCTCTGCGCCAAATGCACCGCCGACTACTGGGCCATGATTTACCAGCTCGGACACATCCAGCTACCGACCCTGCGCAGCATCATGCTCCGTCAGGCGCACATCGGCACCCCGGCACACACGCCGAACAAAGGCACCGCGCCACTGCCCATCGATACCCATGCGCAGGACCTCATCGCAGACAGCGAGGCATGGTTGGCCGAACAGGCAGGCAAAATACGCGCCGCATACGCCGCATACGATTGGCGGAAAGCATGGTACGCCATCATCAGCAACAAACACACCATATTGACGATGAGCACCGCAGCCGACGACTACATCGCCCTGGAACACATCATCCGACGCAACGAACAAGCGTTGACACCGGAAGACGAATTGATAATCATCGGCACCTGCCCCAACTGCCACACGCTCCTCACCGGCACGCCAGAAGCCGAATCGGTCACATGCCAAGGCTGCCACGGGGAATGGGCTGCGCCAGCAATCAAAGCAGCCCGAGACGAAAGACTATGGCAAGTGCGAATCACCGGCACACCCAGCGACGCGGCCAAAGAACTGAAACGATACGGCTTGACCGTATCACGCAACCTCATCAGCCAATGGCTCAAACGCGGCAAACTGTCGCACGCCACGCCGACGGAACACAAGCGGCAGTACACGTTCAACCTCGGCGAGCTGGCCGCACTACTTGACTGTCACCGTTGAAATGCTATACTGTCGTATGTTCGTAGAATGGTTCAGCCAGAAAATGGTTGGACCATTATTCATATCCAGCTTCGATAGCTCAACGGTCAGAGCAGGCGGAAAGCGCAAATACCAACGGTCGGACCCCAAACCAACCATGGCGCCATACTGCACACATAACCATGATGACAACAACGCATTCCACCAAAGCCGGTCCGACTCCGGCGCGAAGCACCACAAGGCGGTGACACATGCCAAGAATCCGCAAGACCACACGCCAATTCGAAAAAGACAAAGCCGCATTCTTCACAAAGTGCAAGGCAAGCCATGCGGTCTGCTGGCTCTGCGGAATGCCGATAGACTACGAGGCGACGAAGAACACCACCGATGATTCATTCAATCTCGATCACCTCTACCCAGTCTCGAAGCATCCCGAGCTGCAGTTCGACCCGGCAGGCTTCAAGCCAAGCCACACCAGCTGCAACCGACTCAGAAGCAACCAAGACCCACCAACACCAATCGGAACACTAAGCCGACAATGGATCAACACAAGCAACTAAAACATCAACCACCAAAAGGGGTAGGGGCGGTGAAATCCTGAAAACCGACGAACACCGACCTACTGCGCGCGTGGTTGCTCTTCCTCTCCCCGATGATGTTTT